AGAAGAACTTGCTGCCATATTCTTCGGACGCGATGCCAAGGCCGATGGCGTTTTGCATTGCGTTTGCGGTCACTTGTGGAAGTGCCGCAGCAAGCAACGTCAAGCCCACACCGGCAAGTATCGCACCTGTTCCAATCATCATCATACCAGTACCGGCTAGAATTGCACCGGCACCAACGATAAGCAACGCCGCACCGACTACAAGCAAACCAGCGCCCAGCACAACAGCAGCAACACCAGCAGCAGCAGCGCCTACCGCAAACACTAGCAAACTAGCGCCTAGTGCTGTAATAGCCAAAGCGCCTTGCAGGCCGTATGCGACAATAGCAGGCAGAACAGCAGATACAACCGCCAAAGCAGCCGCAGCCAAAAGAGCGCCCATACCAACCAGGAGAATTGCAGCGCCAAAAGCTATAAATCCGACCGCACCGGCGGTCAATGCCGGGCCAAGAACAGCCGCCAACACCATAAGGCCAGCAAGCGCAATCACTAGCCGCCATTACGGCAATTGCAGCCCCGCCGCTGTTAGCAAGCGCAATAGCAGTAGCGGCCAGAAGCGCAAAAGCAACGCTTATCACAAGGACAGCAGCGGCCATTATTAGCATGGCAGCCGCCCCCTGTGTGGCTGTAGGGCCTAGTGTGCTCAAAAATTGCAGCATAAACGCCAAACCAACGCCAAGCGCAGCCAAGGCAATGACCAGCCCAGCCATAACAGCAATGGCAGGCCCACCGGCTGCTGCTAGTGAAATAGCTGAAAACGCAAGAAGGGCAAATCCACTAGCGATCAAAAACACCGCTGCACCCATCATCATGAAAGATTTTGCGGACGCTACCATCTGCGTGGCACTTGTGGCCGACGCTGCCCCCGCTGCCTTTGTACCCCCGGCAATCCCGAACAGTTTAGAAGCAATACCCCCGATGCCTTTGCCAGCTAGGCCAGCAATTCCTTTCGCAAAGCCTACAACGCCCGGTAATACGGCTTTTGCAATACTAAAAGCCTTTATACCTACTACGATTTTAGGTAGCATAGTAATTAGTTGTGCTATCTCGCTTGCGTGCTCTTTGATAAATCCCGCTACGCCTTTTAGGAAATCAGCTAATGATTGCATAGTCCCCTTAAAACCGTCAACGGATTGTGTTGAGCCAAAAGCCCCCATCAATTCGCCAAGCGCAGATTTAACCGCACCGAAAGCCTCACCGAAAGCGGGGCCAACACCAGAAAACGCAGTTTTAAAAGCTGAGACATACGGTTTTATTTTGTCGATAGCTTTAGGAATATTGGTAGATAGCCAATCAAACCCGGCCCCGATCTTTTCCGTGAACCCATTTATTACGTTAATCAAGCCGCTTTTAGCGAAACTGTCATACAGGCCCATTATTCCACTTTGAACCGCGGCCTCTAGGTTGCCCATCGCACCTTCCCAAGTGGTGACAGAGGTCGCCGCTTTTTTTGCGGCTTCGGTCATGCCTATATTGTTCAGGGCTTGTCCAAGTAAATCAGCTGTTATAGCGCCATCTTCCATTGCGCCCTTGAAATCTTTTTCCAGAACAGGATTAAGCTTTACAAGTTCTTTTCTCAGACCACCGGCAAGCTGCGGGCTTGCGTTTATGACTTGGTTCCAGTCTTGGGCGTTCATCTTGCCCGCCGCCATGGATTGAGAGAAAGCAAGCGCCGCAGAACTAAACTCTTTAGCGCCGCCACCGTACACAGCCACAGCGTTTCCGATGGATTCGGTCATTTTGTCAGCGTCTTTTATACCGTTTGCGGACAATGCGCCGAACGTGCTCATAACATCGTTAAGGGAAAATACTGTTTTATCCGCATAGGTTTTTAGTGTGCCTGTGGAACCGGCGATGCGTTTAATTTCCGATTCGCTGGCACCGTCGAACCTCATAGCCTGTTGAAGCTTTTGCATAGAATCAGACGCAGAAACCGCCTCACCGACAAGGCTTTTAAAGCCTCCCGATATTGCGGAAAAAGCCTGTTGCCCCATGCCGGTTAATACGCCAAAAGCAAAGCCGTTTTTTATCTTGTCGCCTAGAGCAGTAACGGAACCTATAGCGCCCTTAATCGTAGATGTAAAGCCCTTATCAATTGCCGACAAAGAGGCCCTGACGGAAAAACTCTCCGCCATATTCTAACCCCCTTTCTTTAAAAACTTGCTCAGACCGGATAAACGGCTTTCAGACTTTCCGCCGCTTTTGGCTTTCTCGATTTCCTTTTCGTAGTTATAGAACCGATCAAATCTGCTATACACTGGCCGGGTTTTGTTTTTCCCGGCTTTCTTCTCGCCTTTCACAGCAAAATTAAGGAACGCTTGCAGGTGGTTTCTATAGTCCATGTCTACCTGTTTTAAGCGCTCCGCCTCCATAAGCAGCCGGTATTCAGGCAAGGTTAAGCGGTCTACTTCTGCAAAACTCTTAAATTCAAAATAGCGGAAGCAATTTAAAGCTATTTCCCGGTACAATTCTTCAAAATCGGTTATTTCTTCGCCGCTTTCACTTTCTGCTCCTCGATTGCTTCCAGAAGCGTCTTTACGATGCGTTTGGTAGCATTCGCACTCTTTAAAAAATCAATCACCGAATTAAAAAGAGCATCAATGTCTGTGTTTTCATCGTCGATGTAAGCGTCCAGCATAAGGCGGGTTACACGGGGGTTTTGTCCTTTGTTGGCGGCTTCCAGAATATCAACCATCGCTTCAAGATCGCCATCCAAAATACCGGCTACCATGTACTGTAAGCCAATGTTTTTCTTTACGTCGGGAAGCCCCTCAACAGGTGCGCCCACCCGCTTATTAATTTCACGCATGAAGCCCATGCCAAAATTGAATTGATAAACAGCCTCGTTAATAGTTAGTTCTAACATTTTTATCCTCCTAATAGAGAAAGGGGGCGAAAATGCCCCCTTTCTATCGCTTTGTTATTTGGTTTTATACTCCGGTTTTCTGGGTGTCGGTAAATACATAGTCGGCCATTGCCTGTTGCTCGGCGGAAACCGTCACTTGGCCACGCTTTCCGTTGCCGTTAACACCAAATGTTAAGGAAATTTCTACATTGTCCTCGGCGTTGGAGGTTTTCTCAATCTCGGTCAGGTAGCCTTGGAAGTACATACCGGCGAATTTTCCCGTAGCATCGGCACCAGTGGCTGGCTCTTCCAGATTGGCTTCCCAAATCTCGATGAGCTTGTCGCCGTCCAGCGCATCTTCAAGCGCATCAATCATGGTATCGCCCTTAACAAGCAGAGTAGTGGCACTGATCTCCACCTCGGCAGCGCCGGGTGTACGGACAGCGCCGTCTTTGGTCATAGTGGAATCAGCGTCTTTAGACTTGGTACGCCCGTTTTCGGTGGTAAATGCCAGAATAGCGCCGTCCTTGGTGGCGGCATCGTCCTTGATTCTGAACAAGTACACAATTTTCTTGCCCTGTACGGCCTCTGCGAATAATTGTAAATTCATCTTCTTATCCTCCTAACTAAAATAAAACTCCGCTTCTATCACTCCATGGAGCAGTGGGGTTTTTGTTGTGTTGTCCGGTAAAATGCGCTGTGTCACGTTACGCAGCGCCCATGCAAAATTGATTGTATGCTCAATCCTGCGGCATACCGTTTTTATACCCAGCAAGATTTCGGACAATGCGCCCCGCTGTAATGGCGTGTCGCTCCATACGTGAATGGTGGCATACACATTGCCATGCACAGCGCTTTTATTCGCCGTGTCCGTCTGCTGGAAGTCGCCCAGATAAACAAAGGGATAAGGCGTTCCGTTGGGCGGCAAAAAACCGTCGTACACGTCATATCCCTTCGCTTCTAAGCCTAGCTTTAGCTGTGTGAATAGCTCCTGCTGTGGGTCGATTTTTACCACCTCATTTCACAAGCTTACCCAGATCGCTTTTGAACTTTTTACCCTGTTCTTCAAGCGCTGGCTCGACAAATGGTTGTGCATTCATGAACCGGGTGCCCCATTCGAGATATGGGGCATATTCCGTAGTAGGCCCTGATGCTGCGGTCATGCCGGAATCTTCGAATTCAAGCCCAATACTGCGCTTGGTTGTGCCGGTTTGATAGCCCTTATTAAAGTCGGCTTTGTCCTGCATCTTGCTTTGTAGTTCAGCGCCATTTTTCCGCACAACCTTTTTCACGTCATCAAGGGTTGCATTTCTTTTCAGGGCCTTTTCCAGCTTGTCCAGCCCATCAACCTTGATTCCGGCCATTGGTCTGCACCTCGCTTACTACAAATGTATGGCCTACCCGCAATGGGCGGGACATATCAACCCGGTAAAACTTTGCGTTTTCTTCCTCGCCCATGCGTATTCTGTCATAGTGCCCAATAAAGTGGCTTTTTAGGCGAATGGTCAAACTGCCCTGTTTTAGTTCGCCATAGACTAGGTTCAGCGTGTCGATTCCCGAACTTGTCACAGAAGCGTAGCGCTTGACCTCCGTCTCGGTATCAGGCGCATAGTTACCTGTGGCTGGATTGTATTCCCCATGAATGATGCTCTGGAAATAAACCGGCGTGTCATACCTCACAGAAAACGCAACCTCCCCCGTGAGCTTTCCTCCTGAGTGTCCAGAAATGCCTGAATTTCGCCCGTAAAGCCGTCAAATTCGCCATCGATGAATGAAAGGCTTTCCCCTTCCACACTGTGGCTAGAGAGCCCCTCGGAGCCAATTCGATTGAACCGTATCACAGCGGCTTCAACGATGATATGACGCATACTTTCGGGCGGGTCGATACCGCCCAGCAGCATTTTGAGCCGGGCGGTTGCCATGGACAGCAGAAGATTCAGCTTCTCGTCTTGATCTGTATCACTTTCTGCAAAACCTAGCAGCGTCTTCAGATCGTTCAGCATAGCGAACCCCCCTTATTCTTCGGCGGCTTTCTTGTTTCTCTTTGCAAGGGCCTTTTTGGGTTCTTCCACAAGCTGAATAACCGGCGTACCTTGCTTATTGTCGCTACCTGCCAACTCGGCAAGCCGCCCATCGGAAACCGTCACCCCAACACGGGGGAAAATATCCCCCACGTTGTACGGGTGGTCACCGTCGTGCAGGTCAGTGAAGAACTTAATTACTTTGTACATAATTAAGCACCAGTCCCAGCAGAAATAGTTCCCACTACAATGCCGTCGAGCTTCTCGGCAAACAGGCCAACACCAGAAGCGGCCACGGTCTCGGCGGACAGGTTGTCATAGGTCGGGCCGGTGTGAATGCCGATCAAGCCGGGGGCATCAGAAGTCAGGTCGAAAGCCTGCGCCATGTCGGCACTGGTCACGGGGATATAGTACAGGACAATGTTCTCGGCAGCTGTAGCATAAATCTTGCCCTTCGGGACATCAGAAGCCAGAATAGCGGTTCCCATGCCCAAAAAGTTTTCAATATAGGACATGCCGAAAGCGGTCTGGGTGGTCACCTGTGCATTGCCCAGATAGTCGGCCACGTCCAGCGGGTTCATGAGATACACAGTTTCGATGCTGGTGTCCTCAAAAAGAACCTGCATCTGTCCCCATACCTGCGCCATGGCAGCCTGCAAGCCAACACCAGTAGCAACGCCGGTGCCGGTGCCAAGGAAATTCACAAAGTTGCTGCGAATGCCTTTCTGAATATCTTTCAGCATTTTAGCGTTGGTGTCGTTCACGGCCTGGCCATAGCCCTTTTCACTGATAGCTTCGGCGGTGGTCACTTTACGCCATTTCTTCAACTCAGCTTCACCGATTGGGGTGTAGGTGGTCTGGTATTTGGACAGAGGAATGATCTCACCTTCGGCAACTGCGCCGTCAGCTAAAGTTCCGGTAACCTTGTACACTTTGAGAACTTCTCCGGCCTTTTTCTCAATCTTGCGGGTAATTCCCAGCATCTTCATCAAGGTGCCCAAGTCGGTGCTAAATCGCTCTGCAAAATCTACGTCACGAACCTTTGCAAGGTCAGCAGACTTGATTGTGTTCGCATCAACCGCAAAAAGCTGTAGGTTAATTCTTTCTTTTTTCATTGTCTTACCTCCTAAAAATTGAATAGGTGTTTATTATCTAGCATTGCTTTTTGTCTTAGTTCGGGGTCTCTGATCGCCATAATCTGTTCTTTAGTCATGGCAGCCGCACCCCCCGAACCTTTGCGGGGCGGTTCGCCTTTTAGCCGTTCTTTTACAGCAGATTCCACGGCTTCCGTGAACAACTTGCTAAACCCGTCAACAGCGGCTTTCGTGGTTTCTGCGTCCTCTGTCACCATTACAGATAGGAGATCATCTGAAATAATAATCCCGCTATCAGAAAGCATTTTTCTGGCGGTCTTGCTCATTTCAGAGAGGGCAGAAACCCGCTTTAGTTCGTCAAGTTCATTTTGAAGCTGGTCCCGCTCATATTCCGCTTTCTGGGTTGCGTTCATGGTCGCCAGCTTTTGGGCTTCGTCAACGGCTTTCTGCTGCTTTTTCTGCCACTCAGCAAACTTCTTGTTCAGAATGTCGTCCACGTCTGCATCGGTGTATTTCGCTCCCTCGGGTTCTTTCAGCTTTGCGGCTGGTGCGGTTCCGATGCCGGGTCTGTAGTGGCCAGGTCTGTAGTAGCCGGGGCCGGGTCTCCCTCTGCAAATAACTGTAGGTCGAATCGCTTTTTCATGTTTGTACCTCCGATTTTTTAAACTATCGCTTGTTTTCCGTAGCTTTTAGAGCGTTCCACGCCTGCGCTGTAGTCCGTACCTTTTTACGCCTTGCACGCCTGGGCAGTAACCTGGACATGATCCGGGTATGAATCAGCTATCATTTGACAGCCAATAAAAAAGGAATTTACCAAGAGTTGGCCACACTCTGATAAATTCCTGTATCGTATAACGGCATTTCCTGCCCTTATATCGCTTTTTATTTGGTCTGTGGTTAGTTTATCCATGGAGGCGGTAAAAGTCTCTGTAAGCGCCGAAATTGCGGCGCAAACAATGTCTTTTCCCGGCTCTGAATATTTCGCATGGCCTTTGATCGTTATGCCGTCATTGCGGCGGGTTATTTCAATCAAGCTGCCACCTCAATTCTCAAACCATTTTCCCGACATCGGGAAAATGGTCATAACAAAAGCGCCTTGCGTCTGCAAAGCGCTTTTGAATTTACTTTTCTTTCCACGGAACCAGTGGTTTAGCATTCATCAACTCTTTGACTTCATCAAGCAGTACCGTTATCTGATTAATGCTCAAACCGCATGGGAACTGGCTGTATATCATGTCAACAACCTTTCTTGGCGTTTCTTCCATCGCTTTCTCATGAGCATTGCAAATCTCGATTGCTTTTTCTTTTGTCATTTTTTACACCCATTTCACGAAAAAAGCACCCTGCATTTCTGCAAAGTGCTTATTAATACCATGTTACTGCGGTATGGTTAGGAATGTTATCCATATCTTCCATCAACGATTCCAATTTAGCAATTACTTTTTTTGCATATGTTTGTTTTCCGTACTCATAATCAGAATATCTAATGTCAGCATTTCCGTCTTGCTTTAAAATAATATGCCCTATTTTTCCAGATTTCTCTGGGTCATAGTCGCATTCAATGCCCATATTATTTAGTTTAATGTTATTCAGAATTACCATACAAACAATTCCCTCCTATTCTAAATATTTTGCGAAATTGTGCTTCTTACTTGCTAAAATATGCGCTTCGTCTTGCGTCATACCTTTATTTACAAGTGTCATTTCTAAATATTCATGTTTTAAAAGCACCAAATCCTGTTCCTTGATATTTTTGCCTTCTATAAGTCGTTGCCAAGACCGCGCCATATCATAAGAAGGATCGAACCTTTGATGACCTTCTATTAAATCGTGTTCCTCAATAAATATATATTCTTTTATCTTTTTAATCGCTTCGGACTTCCAACCAATATTATTAGAAATCCTGTTCACATCGTTCGTCATATGACGAACCGATTCATAATATTGAATGGCGTGTTTTTGTGCTTGTACGCTGTTAGGGTTCAATGCCCCGCTTATTGCTCCTGATCTTATTATACCATTCTCTCCGGGTTTTGCAACAAATTTCCCGCCATTTTTCTGCTTTTTCCACACCGCTTTCCCGTGTGCTTCCCATTCCTTTGTTGTACCGCCCTTGTCCAGATAGTCCAGCCATGCGTTGTATTCCTCGCTGTCCTCATAAGCTGCGACAGAGCAGCGGCATCCGGGATGCATGGGGGCGGCATTCTTGCCCGGCATCATGTCCTTAACCTTGAAATGCTTGCCATTCAGCTTTTGGCATTCAGGGCAGCATGAACTATTTGCTAGAAATTCGTATTCTTCAAAGCCGTTACGCTCAAATGACTGTTTTTGTGCTTCCGTCTGTACTCTGGCAAGTTCTGTCCTCATAAGGCGTTCAGTCTTGAATACAGCGCCGCTTTTATCGTCTCCGATGTACTTCCGCAAATCCCTTGCCAATACACGGGGGTTTTTGCCCTGAACCATGCCACTTTGCAGCAGCTTTGCAAGATCGGCTTTCATTTCGTCCTGATACATCCAGATACGATCTGAAAACGTGGCGTTGTGAAAAGAAGCGTTAGGAATTGAATTAGCCTGCTGCGCATTGTTCTTGATGGTCTTGCCCAGTATTCCGGCCTGCCGTTTTAGTTCGTCCTCGGTTCGGCCTTTGAGAACCTCGCCCATGAAATTTTCAAGCTCATCATGCCCGGCGATCAGTTCAAGCCCGATATTCGCCTTTAGCATTTCAAGCCGGTTAATTCGCATCGTGGCATTGTACAGCCTCATTTCCTCATTGGCCCGCTTTGTGAAGGTATGGTTTTCTACATACCGCTTTGCCTTGCGCTCATATTTTGTGATGTCCGTATTTGTGATTCGCTTTTTCGCTTCAGCGAGGGTGATATTCTCCCTCGCTGCATACCTAGCATAAAAGCTTTCTATTTCCTTCTGGATAGCGTCAAGCTGATCTTGATATATTTCTTTGATACGCCTGTCATATTCCTTTTCGTCCGTGATGCGGTGCTTTAGGGCTTCTTCTTCTCTGCGCCGCCAGTATTCACTACTACTCATTTATATCACCGTTCAAGATTGCCCTTGCTTCGGCTTTGCTGATGCCTAGGGCTTTTCCTTGCACTTCTGCCACACCGCCAGCGGGTTCTGCATTGGCTGCCGGTTCCTCTGGCGATCTGGTAAACATAGAGCGGGTGACTGAATCATCTTCCGGGGGCTTATTTTCTTCCTCGATCTTGTCAAGTTCATCTTTAACGTTTTCCACGGCGCTGATAACTTTTAACTGCGTTTCATGGCTGGTGATTCCCTCCATCTGAGCGGCGATCTGCGCCTCTTCAAGCAGATTAGCGGGAAAGTTAGGCGTAAATGTATAATGCAGCTGAATCCACGAATCAGCCGGGGCTTTTGAGGCGGGGTGTCCAAATAGCAGCTTATATCTGCGGTTCATACCACTTGTAAATTTTCGTTCTTTTGTCTTTGCAAGGTTGCTCATGGCTTGCAGCTTGTATTTGAGAGCAATACCAGAACTAGCGCCGAAATTCTCATCTGAGATATTCGCAACCATGCTAATCTGAAAAATGAACCGTTCCAGCCGGTTCAAGATGTTTTCTTGACTGGTGTCGTTGTTCGGCTTGTCCATAAACTCAGCGATTATTTTTTCAACATTTTCACCCTCAAAATTTATAACCCGGTTATCTCTAATAAACCTGATGTCATCGTTTTCAAGCTTTGGCCCTAATATTTTCAGGTAGGCATCTGCGAAATAGTCAACGTCATTCGCCTTTTCGGAAATGGCCTTGTTATAGGCGTTCACCATTGACATTATTGGCTCAAATATCCCTTGTCGCTCTGCATTCTCGACGTATTCCGTGGCTGGAACGTCGGCAAAGTGGTGAGGCAACCAGTCATCATCAAGCCATTTTAGGCCGTCTGTAACTTTGAAATTACGTACACCGGTTTTGTTTGAAATGCTGCCCCGCTCTATATTATTATAGTCGGTATATCGCCGCACGAAAAATAGGGGCCGTTCTATAATTGAATCGTCGTATATAATGAACGATTCCACTGGAGAAAGATAGGTAATACATAACTCGGCGTTTTCGTCTGTGTAGTACATTTCATAGCCTTTTCCGTAAATATCGCACAGCTTTGACAGTTCGGCGTTGTTGTCGTCCTGATCGTTGTATTGGTCAATAAATTCCACGAAATCAGACACAGCCTCATCATCGGCCACAATTTTGACAGGATTTCCGATAAAAAAGCCGTTCATGGTGTCTACTATGTACTTAGGAAAATTAACTACGATTCTATTGTCCGGCTTCCATTTTGGTTTTGCTGGCTGGTGTAGTATATCGTGGTCGCTCTCATATGCGGCCTGTAGCTTTTTGTAGCGGTCGTTTACTTCCCGCTGGTGCTTGTCAAGGAACTCTTGCAAAAGCGGCAAGGTCATTTCTGTTTCTTTAGGTACACTAAACACTTATATCCCCCCTATTCAAAGACAGTTTGCATCTTCAAAAGCTTGCTTAATTTTAGGAAATTGAATTGCAAAGAAATCTATCATTTCCTCATTTTTAGCCCAGCCGCCGTTATACTGTAGTGTTGACTCTTGCAGCCCGCTTTCACTTAGAAAACAGTGAATTATTTCATGCCTTAAAATTTGTTTTTCAGCTTTTTTGCAATATTCTTTCGTTTCATTTTCCCAATTAGGCATTGTGTTCATATTACAAATACAGATGACCTTTTCTATATTGTCTGCATAACCATCTATACTCCGTTTTTCAAAAATCGGCTCTTCATCGTAGTCCTTATACCGGATTTCATATCCAGTTCCCAAAATGCTAATTCTAATCAAAATCAAATTCCCCCTTTAATGCTTCTGTTCAGTTTCGGCCTATTGTCTGCAATGTACTGTTCTAGTCCGTAGCGCATAGCGTCCATTAAATGGTTAAAATCATCAATTGGCACATTCAGCTTGTTGCCAAATCGGTCTGTGGCCCATGTGTAGTTGCTGATTTCAGTAAGGAAATTAACGCATTGCGGGTGAATGATGATCTCTAAATCCTGAATCCATTGGATTCCGTTCTGTATGCTGTCTTTGCCCTTCATTGCCGGACGAACACGCAAGCCCAAATATTTTAGTTCATCAATGGATTTTGGCTCTGCTGAATCAGCCGTGATTTTTTCTTTGCCGTATCCCATGTCTTTTACTGTTTCGGCTATCTTCCTGTTTGACATGCCCTTTTGATACATTTCATCAAACACAAAAAGCCGCTTGTTCTTTAGATCAAGCAGCCCACAAAAAAGCGTTGACGGGTCGTTAGTATAGCCAAAATCCATCCCGAATACAGAAACCACATTTGGCAACACGGCGATTTCATCAACATTGAACCGCTGTTCTTTCCAGTTCTCATATACAAGGCCGTCAACAATGCCCCATCCGCCCAAACCCGCAACGGCATAGCGGCGTGGGTTGCGGCGTTTCATTTCCTCAAAAACCTTTATGTCCGCTGCATCCAACCATCCATTGCAACGGTAATCTGTGGTCATGGCTAGAATGTCCGGGTCTGGGGCAGCATCAAAGAAGCGCTTTTTCAACCAGTGCCGCTCATTCCAAGGGTTAAATGTAATTGTCCATTGCTTAAAGAGCGGGGCCGGGCATTCGCCACGGATAGATTCATCTAAGATATTAAAATCATCTTCTTTGTTTACTTCATATGCTTCCTCTAGCCACGCCCAGCAAAGCGCCCCTTTTTCAACGGTTATAGAAGTGATTTTTAGCACATCATCTAGGCCCCGGAAAAGGATTTTTTGCCCGGTTGATTTTCTGGTCATTTCGAGCGGGGAAAGGGTAACATTCCAATCGTTCAGTTTCCCGATTCTTTCAAGCGCCCATTTCAGATCGGTAAAGCACGAATCTTTTATTGTCCTGTATGTCTTTCTAAAAACGACTAAGTTTGCATTTTCAAACCCTTTTTTGTTCAGCCATATTGCATACCATAAAGCTGTGGTTTTGGATTTCTTGCTTGCACGACTGCCTTTGCATACACGGTAACGGCCTTTAAAACGCCAAAAATCATCGTAACCGCCGCCAACAAATTCCCGAACGCCCTTTTTAATTGGCGTTTTCAATGTCATCGACAATCACCACACCAACATTACCGTCAATGCTTACGTTGTCCCGCAAAAGCCCCTGCATTTTCGCAAGCATATTGATTGCGCTGATTATCTCCTTAATGGCTGCGGTCTTTTTGACCTTTATAACGCCCTGCGCCGGTTCGACAAGAAGAACCTCCTCCTCTATCGCCTGCCGGATGATTGCCGTTAGTTTTTCCTGCATTTCTCTCGAATCTGCAATCGCTTTTTTGTCGTCCTGCTCCTTCGCTTTTTGGCTAAGTTCAATATATCTTGCGGAACTCTTAGGGTACTTTTTAGAATCAGAAAGCATGGCGCTGGCTGTTTCATATATCGTGCTTTCTTTCATTTGGGAACAATCAAAAGTGCTTTTATATGCTTCCACCTGCTTCATTCCGCTTAGAACCTTATCAACATATATTTCCCATTTGTATTTTCGTGCCATGCTTTCACCGCCTTTTTGTAGCTTAATATAATCGCCATAATTGCCGTTGTGCGCCCCTGTGAGGCATTTATATATAAAACAGGTCAAATTTAAATTTATGGGTATAATAAAAAACGTCCAGAATCAATCCCAGACGCATTTACGATATAATAAAAGGAAACACATCATCAGCACAGTAACCGATTGTTACCGTCAGGAGGCGGCCATGCCTGCCGCTGCCGATGATATGGTTCCCTGTTTTTACACTCTTTTCAGTTTACATTATAACGCATGTCAAGTAGGACATACTAGGACATCTTTATTTTTTCCAACGCTCTACCGTGCAAGCGTGTGACAGATCGGTAAGCGTAACTTAATTTAACTGCGATCTCCTCCCAAGTCATGCCGTCAATATATTTGTACGTCATAATTGTCTGTAGAATATCGTCGTTAAGCGTGGCGATAGTTGTTTTTATTTCCCGCCTAATCCGATGCAGTTCACGCAATTCATTAGTGATTTCCTCCGTCAGTTCTAAATAGTGAATAACTTCGTCAGAATCGCCCTGAACGCCGTTTTTAGCCTTTGGCATATCAGATAGTTCCTGTGTAATTTTGCACGCCTTAGAAAGCCATACCGCCCGTTCTTCTTCTAGCTGCCGTATTCGCTTACCGATTTTTAAATATCTTGATAAGTATTCGATTTTCCTTTTGTTTTCCTGCGTTGGCATTTCTTTTCCCTCCTGACAGTCTTTTTATTGCAGTTATCCGGCGGGCAGCCTCTAAGCATTCCGGTCATTAACAGATAATGACAACATTTCCCCCAGTAGATATTGCTGGAAATATATTTGTGATAAACACACCCCTCACAGGTCTTGCGGTTCACCAGGAGAAGCCTCCTTGCAGTAGAAGTCATCTGACTTATCTGTAATCCAAAAAACAGCATTTCCTGTCACGTCGCTGGTAAAACGAGAAAACGGGCACTCCTTCTGGTTTCTATGTACACAGTCCTTGCAAGTGGTGTGCGGCTTAGGCGGGTCTTTGCTGACGTTTAATAAAGCGAATATGCCTAGTCCAAATATGGCGCCAAGGACAAAGCATGTGTAACCTATAATTGCTCCGGTCATTCTGTTTCGGCCTCCTCTGAATTTTGGATACATTCGTCATCGCACGGACCTTCAACGCATGGTTCCCGGTATTCTTCATCGCTGTACAGTATGCAGTAACCGTCATCTGTTTCGTAAATACAATCGCTCATTTTAGTCCTCCATCATCTTGGCGCCGCAGTTGGGGCAGTAGTTGAATTTTGTCATAATTCCCTTTGTGCCGGTCGTATACTTGCCGCAAATAGAACACTCAAACACCGGTATGCTGTCGCCCCATATATTTTCTTTCTGTACTTCTTTCCACTTCCCACGCTTCACCTCTGCCACGTCAGCGGCGGGCAGCTCTTTAATCCTTTGACGGTCAAATACGCCTAGAAGGCAGCCTAGTGCGTCTTCCTTCTTGATGTAATCAGCCATTGTCAATCCTCCTCTATCAAATCCAAGCCGTCTACAGCATAACCGCCGGATTTGCCTTGCAGGCTAACTATTTGTGTGCCGCAGCATTCCCAAGGCTCCGATCTAACCACCCAAATTTTGTTCTTGTTTTCTTCGCTGACATAATAATTATTATTCATTCTCACTTTATCTCCGGGCTTTAACATTATTTAGCCCTCCTGTTCCATGCCTCAATAGCTTCATTTTTATGTGTATTGTAGTAGTCATTATCAAAACTTACTACAGCGCCGCATTCTTTGCATCTAAAGAAATTCAATCCCATAAGTCCTATTGCTCTTCTAACTTTACCCCCGCAAAAAGGACATGGTTTTAACTCAGTCATGGTGGGCCTCCTTATCAGTAATTAATTTTAGGCTTGTAAGGGTACGCGACCCACGTTTTGCCATAGGTTGGAAAATATAAAAATTTGGTATATCCCACACTGGGAACTATTACACAAGGATTTTGCCTTTCTATTCTCACAATGCCGTATCCAGAATCGTCTGAATCAACGTGACTTAGACAGTATACTGGCTTCCCGTTCATATTTCGTAATTGAGATAGAGTTAAGGGTTCATTTTTACTTCGTTCAAATTTTTCTTGTAACGCTTCCAGAGCAAGCCTGTCGCTTTGCAAATCAAATTCATCAATTATTTTGGTTTTATTTAGATTCTCCTCACAGAATTTTATAAACTCCTGGAAATTTTTAATTGCCTGTACGAGTTCATTCATGATTCATTCCCTCCAACGCTTTCTCAATTCTGGAAGCGATATTGTCCAATACAGCCTCCAGCTGCTCAACTGTTTCCGCACAGTAATCATCAGATGATTTCCTTTGCCGTGTAGGCCGATAAGGCGGATTTTAGGGAAGAATAGTATCCTAATACCCTTTGAGTTGATTTGCCGTAATTCTTGCTTGTAGGCTTTGTTACGACAGAGCGCTTTGCAAGAACTATATTATTTTCGTCTAAGGTATATATCCGGTAATTTCCTAGGATTAGATTAATCATTTCTTTTGCCCTCCGTTCCTGTCTGTTTGCGGCGGGGTCATCTCAAGTCAATACAGGTGATTTCAAAAAACATATCCGCGTCAAATTCAGGCAGAGAAGCGATATATTCAACTGCTTCTCTTGGCATATCCCTCCACGCCTCTTGCCGTGCAATTTCTTCTGCGTTTTTGATAGGCGTGAGCTTCCAATCTGAACCGTTTTTAAGATATAGGGCTTTAATATTATTGAAATTCGGTTCCCAGATCCCCAGCTTTTCATATAAATTATTTTTCACTTCAAGGTATCTGCCCTCTGAAACCTCTTTTCCAAATATCAGATATACTCTTTTTTTGTTTGCCAAAAATAAAGCGCAGTCTACCCCATATGAATTTAATATTCCGAAAGACCTGTTCACGCCGCTAGACCTGTTCACGCCGTCAGACTCGTTCACGCCGTTAGACCTGCTCACGCCGTTAGACCTGCTCACGCCGTTAGACACGTTCACGCCGTCAGACTCGTTCACGCCGCAAAGCTTATATAATCTTTTGTCCTGTTGGATATTGTCATAAAACCACCACACAAAACTGGTATCGCATTTTTTCACCCTTGCGACGGTTTCTTCGTTAAGTTCACAGCCTTCCGGGAAATTTTGTTTAAACCAATTCAAGCCATTAGAACACGCGCCTTTTTCTTCCAGTAATTCGTAAGTAATATACATTTTTAGAATTCCTTTCTCCCGTTTGTTTGCGGCGGGGTTAATCTCTTTCAAAATCGAGCTTCATTTCGTCGACGACCACCTGGTCTAAATGTTCCCAAAAGATTTCGTCTTGATCGTGTTCGGCGGAAAGCCTGCTGATTCCATTGATTACCTCTAGGCATCGCTTCGAACCAAAACCAAAGTTACGGTTCAGCACATAGCACATCAATTTAAAGTACCGGCGCAGAAGCCTTTCCTGATCCGCTTTTACTACCTGCCGGGAATAACTTTCAGCGGCTTGTAATTGTTTTTTTGTAAGCTTGGCTGAATTAGGAATCCTGGCCTTCACTTAAATTCCTCCCGTCCAAAATCTCAATGAGCCGCCTGCAGACTGGGCAGCCGCTTTCTTTTACAGCCTTGAACTGCCCGCCGAGCGCAGCGCGGGTATCGTCTGCCCGGCGAAATAGTTTCATGTGATCTTCGTGCTTTTGTATTTCTTCCTCAAAACGATATCGAAGGGCCTCTTTGCTTTTTGCTGCCTGTTCCCTGGAAATGAAATGATGCAGATAATCCCGGTAAATGCTTTGCAGGCCTAAGTACGCCGACATTTCAAACAGCCCCGCAAAAGAGGGAAGAGGATCATTGCGAAAAGCCATCATAGATAATTCGTCAAATGTCATATCGCACCTCAAAACGGCAGGTCAAGCGCGCCGGATTCAATCTGTTCTTTTTTGGTTTGCCAGCTATAAGCCTTTCCATGAGATTGAACGCTGGTAATTCGCTTGGATTTATTGCTGTAAAAAAGCTTGATCTGTTTTTCTCCCATTGCCAGCCTGCCGGTAAGCCTGTTTTTTGTAATTGCAAGCTTACTGTCACAGGCTTCGTCCTCGCTTCTGGAATAAGACATGACCACATCAACCCGGTTTGTAATATCGGCGCTGCCGGCGACATCGTCGTTGGCAAAAGTACCGTCTTTTGTTTTTCGTGGGTGAGCCACTAAGAGAATCACTATGTTGTGATGGCCAGCCAGCAATTTTAATTCCCTCAGAAACCTTGACTGCGCCCGGTAAAGATCATCTTTCAGATCAACGTCAAGGGCGGTCATTAAATTGTCGATGCACACGAATCTGATTCCGTACCGGCACACAGCTTTTTCTATCGTAACCAAAAGGGATTCCAGTTCATCGCTGCCGGTAACCGCCGAATTATCGTAAAGATATGCCTTGCCCCGGTACCAGCGATTAAGACGTTCTACAACGTCGTTCGTCAGCAGATAGGTTTCTTCTCCGAACCGGTCAGTATTTGAAACGATATTGTCCGGGCCCGCTGCTTGAAAATCCAGCCAGCGTTTGAAATGGTAATCTGTCAATTCTCCGCTGTAAGCAAAGGTTTTGTAGCCCTGCTCCAGCGCCTCCACAATCAACTGGCTCATAAACGTGCTTTTGCCCTCGCCGCGTTTTCCGGTAAGGAGGATTACCTGCCCAAAATACAGGCCGCCGATCACGCGGTCGATTTCATTGATCCCGGTGAAAATCCGTTCCATGCTGTAAATGTCTACCGCCTGAACGTCCGCCAGCTCCTTAACCCGGTTTACAGGCTTCAGCTTTGCGTTATGTACGGCGGAAACTACAGCGTCTTTTCCGTAGCGCCGCAAAATGTCGTTTGCGTCTTTTTCTCCAAAATAATCCTCCGGCTGGGTAACCCTCACCGGCATGGGGAGCCTTTTAGACAACTCGCCCGCAACCGTGATTTCCCCTTTTTCGCAATCTCCAAAAACAACGGCTTCCTTGAATTTTAAAATCCAGTCCCAGCAGTTTTCCAGCCAGGTAAAGCCCAACGCGCCGGTAGGCACCGAAACCGCGTTTTGAATTCCACAATCAGCAAGGGTCAGGCTGTCTATTTGTCCCTCTGTGATTACCAGGGTTCCAAAATCAACGCACTGCTTCATTCCAAACAGAATCGGCATGGTGTCCCTTTCGCACCACTCTTTGTTTTTATCCCTGGTTTTGTCGAAATCCGTTTTTCGGTATTTCACAAACCGGAGCACACCCTCCTGGTCATAAAATGGAAACACCAAAACATTTTGCATGTCCGCCCGCGTGGTGATTTGATACCGTTCCGCGGTTTCCCGGCTGATCCCTCTGGACTCCAGATAAATAACAGCCGGGTCCCGTACTTGAATTTGCTTTTGCGGGAGCGGACGGTAGGCGGCTTTGTTTTTTCCGTAGGTTTGAAAATCCAGCGGGTAGGAAAACTCTTTTGCCATTTGCACAAAGTGCCCTTGCCGCCCGCAGGACGCCCGAAAGCATTTGAACATGCCGGTTTTCAGATTGATGCTGAAGGTGTTCCGGTCATGGCCGTCGCCGCCGCAGAAGGGGCAGTATTTAAAAAACAACTCGTCGCCTTTTTCAAAAGTATCTGCGTTTAACCTTTGAGCCAAACCAAGGATATCCTCCCGCTTTAATTCATAGGGCATATTCTCACTCCCTCAGCTTGGCCTTTAACGATTCCAGGTCTTCTTGGTTTTCAATTCCCGAAGGGAAAAGCTCCCGCGGCTCGGCCGCCTTCTTTTCTTCTTTTATATTCTTTATATTCTTATTATTCTTATACTGCTGTCGGTCGCCTGTCGCTTGCCTGTCGGTCGCCTGTCGCTTGCCTGTCGGTCGTCTGCCGTTTAGACTGTCGCTCGATTGGTACCTTTCATAATTAACGACAGTAATCATGCGGATTTTTGAATCATGCCAGTCTGTCAGCTCGCCTGTCGATTTTAAGTGATCCAGAGCAGTTCTTACGCTTCTTACAGACAGTCCTAATTCAGATGACAAGTTAGGAAGCGAGGTAATAAACTGACCGCGCTGGTATTGGTATCCGTGCCATTTCCCAGGTTTCCAGTTAGCTTTTAATAGGCAGTGAATGAAAACATCTCTGGTGCATGGATCCGAATACCATTGCCAATTTAGAATTTTTCGGTTGAGCTTAATAAACTCACGGTCGCTGTAATCAAATCCGGTTCCCTTGCTCATCGAACATTTTCACCACATCTCTCCGAAAACTTTTCCCCCACTTTTGATAGGCAATAATTTCCCCGTTTTTATATACCGCGTGATCGTAAATAGATATTCCGTGGGCGAATAACCATTCGTCAGCGTCGATTAATCTATGTTTTAAAGCGCAGTCGTAGCAGTAATTATTGTCGCCGTCTGAAATATATGGGTTCCCTTCATGGTTTCCCAAAGGTTCCCCGCAGCCGTCGCAAAGATATTCAATAACCTTATGTTCAACACACTTCATCAGTCAGACTTCCTCCGTTACTTTCTAAAACCTCTTTTAACTCCCGGTAAAGGATTTCATGGATTAAAACCCCTGTCGTTTCCGATTTACAAAAAATGAGCTGGCAGCGGTACCGGGCGAGCCATGCCGTCATGCTGGAGATAAATGATTTTGGATTCATTTTGCTGCGGTATTTTCCCGCGAGCGCGTTTTCCCAGGAGGCGTTTTCGATTAACAGGTAAACGACGGCTCGTGCTTCTCTGGCCCGCTCAAACTCTCTGGTAAAACGCTGCCGCCCTCTGCAAAAGCAGGCGCACAGCTCGTCAAAGCTCATTTTCCGCTCGACGGCTACCTTAGGGGAAAGGTCAAGCCATTCCCCGTTAGGCAGCTTGCATTTTGCGGAATAGTCACCGAAATCCAGCTTTTGGCGCTCCCAAGGGCAGTTCATAAGTTCCAGCCTTCGGCGCAGGGAAGGGGTATCCTGCTCCCTGGTATCCACCAGAATCACCATACTGTCCAGAGAACGCCGCACATCGAAATTGTCCATCGGTTAAAACGGGAGGTCTTCCAGGTAAGAATCGATTCCGGCGTTAGCGCTTACGGTTTCAGAATCAGATGTTTTTTTATTCAGGGGCTTGTCCTTTGGAATTTCAAATTTTCTGTTTCTGATGTCGGAGACAGGCACAAATTTAAAAGGCTTTGTGCTCCAGCCGGTTCTCCCGTTGTATTCCCATTCCTCGTTCCGAATCAGGCATCCGACAAGCTTTCCTTTTAGTCCGGCTTCATTCCAGTCCCAGTGATAGCCCTGATTGCTGTCCTCCACCGCGTCTGTCACAGCCTTCAGCTTGGATTTGGTCCATTCGTCCTGTTCGCTGCCGTCGTCCTTTGGAACATAGAGGCGCAGAACCCCGCGCCAGCTTTTGTCCTCCCGGTTCTGGCCCCGGTAATCCACGGAATAAAAATCCTTAAACTCCCCTTCCGCGACGTCAACACTGATATCCAGACGGTCAAAAGAGCCGTTCTTTCCATGAAAGGTCTTGATCTCGCCATTCATGATCTTGCAGACATATCCGCCTTTCGGAAGCTGCTGCCGGTCCGTTGCCGCCTTTACCTGGTCCCAATTGTTTACTGGTTTCATGGTTATGTACCTCCTAGAATATGTTTAATTTTCTTTTGAGTTCATTCATTCTGGCTCTGCAATCTTTAGCGTTTTTATACCGCTCCGTGAAGGAGTGAGTATTTCCGTTTTTATCCACGGTATCAATCCGAATTTCATTTCGAAACGGAAGCGCCGCGTAAATTTTTTTGATATATTTGGCGTTTTTAAATTCTTCCCCGGTTTCCCTCCGGCCGGGGACGGAATGATCGGGGCGGAAATCAATAAACCGTGCCATATCAAATCCCCCAGTATTCCCGGATTTTTTGATCCACCATCTTCAGATCGTTATCAATCTCACGGTCAAACATGCCGATAGGGCTTTTTACGGTATCATTCCCGTTTGTTTGGGTTCGGAAATAATAGCGGCCATTGTCAAACTCAGCCATGAGAACGATTGAAAACAATCCCTCAACGGTCAACTGATCGTCCAACATTTTACCGATGGTTTTGGCTTTTATTCCATAGTCAGTTTTTTGGACATGGTGCAGGAAATACACCACGGTATCGTCCGGCAGTCCTTCTGTAACGGTTTTGATTAAAGAGTAGAAGTGCAGGGCCATATCCGTAAATTTTTGATATCCGTTTTCCTTTGCCTTAGCGAACGATTCAAAGGCTAAAAGATATTGGCTGTCGTCCACCACATACCGTTTATATTTTTGGGCCTTAAATTCTTCAAAGATAGCCCGGTATCCGGATTTGTCCAGGCAATCCAGTTTTTCCCGAAACGGCAGCGGTTTGTTTGCCACGTTAAAAACCATGATTTCTCCTTGCTTAAAATTTCTAAGCGACGCGGATTTTCCAGAACCGGATTCCCCTAAAATTAACACGGGAATTCCCAATGCTATTCCTCCTTTTCTAAGTTTCTAATTGGGCAATTCCACCCAATAGAATCTCTTGGGCTTACCATTTCTTCATGGGTGATGCCGCACTCAATATGCCGTTTCATGTTCATAAAGCTTTGATTGCACCACTCACAGCACGCAAGGCCATTTGTAAATCTGATTTCCACAGGAACTATGTACCGGGTAAATTCAACAGCTTCTTTGGCAGGCATAATATACCTCCTTCAGCCACTCCAGGGCCTCGTATTCCGGGGTTTGACCTGTTTCCGGTTCCTCGTTATCGGTATTGTACAGGTGCTCAAATTCCGCACGGGACAGGCCGTTGTCATTGCTATTCATTCCGATCCACTCGCAAGGTATAGGCGGTGCCGTCCAACACGAATTCCAGCTTGATGATCCCGTACAAGATATTTGGAAGGCGGTTGATTTGCGATTCTTTCAGCCCGTCCCGGTTGTTATCCTCGATCAGGCTCATTAATTCATGGTAAAGACCTAGTATGTCCATTTGACAAACCTCCTGTTTCGGTTTAAAATATGAGTAAGTTATATTTTGCTTGCCGCGTTCCTGGTTGCAGCCGGGGCGCGGCTTTCTTTATATTTGCGCCAAGCTGACCGTCTCTCGGCGCTTTCCCTGCCGTCGATTTCACAATCAGCCTTTTTCATTTCTATGTATTCCTTTGGCGTGATCGTGATGTAAAACGGAATGTTTCGGCCTCTCTGCCGTTTGACTATCTCCAACCTTTTGACCTCCCTGGAAGATGATCTTTTTTTAACTGCCGGTAAACCTGCTCTGACCGCTGATCCCTGGCTGTTTGGCGGCCTCTGCGTTTTGCTTGCTCCTCTTGGTCAAAGGCTTCTTTCCTGGCCCTCCAAGCGGTGAAAAGTTTGCATTGCCCTATTTCGTGGCAAAACGGCGTCCGTTTCGTACAGCCGAAGCAGGGGCAAGGCTCAGTGAATCTGCTGATAATGACCTGCTGCATACCGGCTCCTTTTTTTCTTTAAAGCGTTCCTCAGTTTCCGGTTCCGATGCCGCTCGCCAAAGTATGCTGCTGTGAATACGCCGCTCCATACCGCCAGAATGATAAACGCTACCGTCATTTCGGGGTTCATGCGCTTGTCCTCCTTTC